AAAGCACCATCTAGTGAAGAGATAGCAACTTACGATACTCCTTGGGGTAATCAACCAGAAGGAAATGTATATTTTAGTTCACCTGCACCTGCTTCAGTAACATCATTTACTTTTGCTCATTATGCGTTTAAGCAAAGTATGTTAGCAGAAGTAGGTAAGATGATATTATTCCCTGCTTACTTAGATCATGGTGTAACAACCAATGAAACAAAAGAGGATAGGGTAAGTTTAGCATTTAACATTAATTTTGAAAGATCATGACTAACACAATGGACTTAGTATCAGAGATTGAAGGGTTGACCGTACTACTTGGTGGAACTGTAACGAGATCTACTACATATGATAGTACTGGTAGAACATCTAAAAAGATTACTATCGAGTACGATGTCAAACAAGAAAAGAGAAATGGGTAAAATATTTTACAGACTTAAAGAGTGGGATAAGAGATGGGCATTTAAGATTCAAGGTAAGTTTGGATTATCTAATTATCAAATGTTTTGTCTTTGTTTCGCAAAAGGATTTATTATCGGTGCTATTCTATTATGAGTTATACAGAAGACAAAAGAAGACTGAAAGATCTATTAAGGTCTTTTGCTTATAGAAAGGGTGATTTCACACTTTCTTCTGGTCGTAAAACTGAACATTACATTAATTGTAAACCTGTTATATTAAGAGGTGATGGATTATCTCTAGTTTCTAATTTATTTTTAAACGATATACGAGTTTCTTCTAATTGTGTAGCAGGACTTACTTTGGGTGCAGATCCATTAGTTAGTGGTGTTGTTATGGCATCTAATCAACTTTGGAATGTAGGTACATCAAGATTTGGAATTTCTGGTGGTTTAATAATTCGTAAAGAACCTAAAGGACATGGAACTGGTGCATGGATAGAAGGACCATTACCACCACACGGAAGTGTTGTAACAATATTAGAGGATGTTATTACTACAGCAAAGTCTGCTATTTTTGCTGCTGAGAAGGTTCGTGATGCTGGATATTTTGTAAAGGATATACACTGTATTGTAGACAGACAAGAAGAAGGTGAAGCAGATCAAGCATGTAAAGACGCTAATATTCAATTGAAGAGTATATTTAAATTAGATGATATTGTTCCTATGTTCGATATTTCTTTTACTTCAAATGATAAAGAGCATATGAGTCTCAACATGGCTAAATAGACATGTAGCAAAGGTATGATTATTCGTGGCAACTAAGAAGATATCGCAGTTAGAAACAATATCAGACTCCAATCTATCGGGTGAAGCAATTTTACCTGTTGTGGTATCTGACCCATTGATTCCTAACAGGAAAGCAAAAGTAAATCAACTATTTAAAGGTGTATCACAAGGTACTAAATCAGAACCTGGTCTTACATTTGATTTGGATCGGGATACTGGTTTATATCAGAATGCTTATGATCAGATAGGGGTTGCTTTTGGTGATGGTGGGTTATATTGTACTCGTCTTGATAATGGTAACAGTAGTACATCATTATATGTAAATGCTGTTGATGATGTTGCTAATAATACGGATATAGTTTTTGCTCCAAAAGGTACTGGTGCTGTTAAGGTAACAGGTCAGTTCTTAATTGAAGATGGTTCTTTTGTATTAGAAGATACTCAAGGTCCGAGAGCGAGGTTTGAGGTTGGTAATGTAGGAACTGGTAATAGTATTAGGATATTTACTTTTCCAACTATTACTCAGGGTAGTGGTACTACTGTAGTAGGTGATGATACTACTCAAACATTAACAAACAAGACCATCCTTATTGATGAGGATAACTTTGTTATTGTTGATGGTACAGAGGAAGCAATCTTCCAAATCAATTGGCCAACGACTTCAGGTACTAGGAGATCTTATTTCTTACCTGATGCTGGTGCTGTAACAACAGCAACAGAACCTACTGCTACTTCATCTACTTTACTTGATACTAAAACTGAGCAAACAGTCTTAAGTAAGACTCTTGTTAATCCCAGATTTGTTTCTAATGCAGATGTTGGTACAAGTTATGCTCAATTTTCTACTGGTGGTTTATCAGGCAATAGAACAATTACTATTCCTGACTTAAGTCTAACTTTAGTTGGAACAGATGCTACTCAAGTTTTGACTAACAAGAGTATTGGTGGATTGATACTTCAGGATAGTACAGACGTAACTAAGAAACTTAACTTTAATCTTAGTAATCAGAACGCATTAACTAATACAAATTATCAGTTTCCAGCTACATCTGTCCTAAATAATGCAGGTAACGTTACTTCAACTTTAGTTGTTGAGTTAGCAGCTCAGGAACTTAAGAACAAGACAATTTTCTCTCCTACTATAAGGAGTGTAAATAATAACAACGGTTCTGCTGTTATTGAAGTAGATAACTTGACAGCAAATAGGATAATTAGATTCCCTGATGCTGACGCAACTCTTCTTTCTACAGAAAACGTTACTGTTGATGATGTTAACTTCGGTGCTGGTATTGGTGCTGCTAACTTAACTTCAAGGACACGATTACAACAATTCTTTTACGCAGGTTTTTAATTAACAATGGCAGACCAAGGACTCTTAGCACAATCAAAACCAGGAGCAAATACCAACGTGCTTCTGTATGGTGCTCCTACTGATAAATCCGCAAGTGCTGTATTGACTATAGCAAATGATGGAACAGGTTCAGCATACAAAGTTGGTATAAAAGATTTCGACCAAGCATTAACTGTTAATGGATCTGGTGCGTATAGGTTACATGAAGGAGATGTTATCACTGGATATAAGGTAACAGTTAATAACGCCATGTCCCTTGCTACTGGTTTAACGGCAGGAAATGTGATAGCAAGTGATGATAGCGAAAAAACTTTTCAATTTGAATCGTTTATAACACCTGCATATACGGAATATTTTGTTAAAGATATTTTACTTAGAGGAGTTACTACCGAATCAGTAACAGGTACTTTCACAGTTGGTGAGACAATAACTAAAGGAACTGGTGGTGATACGACAACTGCTGTCGTTTACAATGTAACTGGTACAGTACTCAGTTTAGGACCATCAACTATTAATGGATCTGGTGCAGAATTTGCTGACGGTGATTCTATAACTGCAAGTGGTGGTGGTACAGCAACAGTATCTACTGGTGGTATTGCAACAGGTGTTCAGACTTGGGTCTTCTCTGTTACAACTGCTGGTGGTACTTACAACTCTTATGAAACAGACAACATAGAAATATTTGGAGATAGAGTTTATAGATTTAATGTTGGTGATGCATCTATGAGTGGTAGAGATTTCAAACTATCCGATCAAATCAATGGTGAGTGGGGAGTAGACGGTATTGCTGGTAACGTTGATGATGGTACTGAATACACTACTGGTAAAACTACCAGTGGTGCTGAAGGTGATGGTGCTAATGGTTATATTCAATATGACTTTAGTGCAAATGCAACATTAGCAGGATTACTTTACTTCTATGATGGAGGTACTGGTACTGCTGGTAATAACATCTATGGTGGTAGTACACGTAATATGAATATATCAACTAATCTTACTTATCTTGATATGTTTGTTTACAATGTAGAAGGAACATGGGTTAATGGTGCTGATACATTTACTTCAGCAGGTACAACATTTACTGTAACTGCTCAAGATGTTCAACCATATGGTTATGTTCGTAGTTATAGTGGAACAGATCTTAAAGTAATTAAGGGTATTAATTCTACTGATTTTGCTGGTAGTGATACGTTCAGAGATGTACCTAAACTACTTGATGGAACAAGAAATACTGTCACTGTAAGTTCAGTAGATACTGCAACTACTGCTCTTGAAGATGCAAATTATATTGTTAATGGTGATGCTACTGGTAACAATGAAGTAGATAGAATAACTTCTATTGTTATTGGTCCTGGTGAGAGACTGGTTGTTAATAGTACTACTGCTAATAACTCATTCAGTCTTATTGGATTTGAGGATGCTTCATCAGCATTAACAACTAGAGTGTTTGGCGGTGCATAATACTGTCGAATAAATAACCATATAGGAATAGCGTATAAGTAATGTCACTAACTAGGTTAAAGAATATTATCACGTCCCGTACGGGACGGATTATCTACGTCAACCCTGACGATTTCGATGCGTCAGACGCTATTGACAATAGGGGTAACTCTGCTTTGCGTCCTTTCAAGTCATTGCAACGTGCATTTCTTGAGGTAGCAAGGTTCTCATATAGAGTTGGTTTGAGTAATGACGAATTTGATGCATTTTCAATTTACTTATATCCTGCTACTTACGAGATTGATAACAGACCTGGTGATGTATTATATACAAACGTTGCTCCTATTGACGCTAATTCCAACCTAGATCTGACTTCACCAAATAATGTACTATACAAATACAACTCCGTTGAAGGCGGTGTCATTGTACCTAGAGGTTGTTCTGTTGTTGGTACTGACCTTAGAAGAACTAAAATAATTCCAAAGTATGTTCCTTATCCTACAACATACGCTGCTAAAGGTATAAACACAGAAGAGCAAGTTCCCTCACGTACAGCAATCTTTAAAGTAACTGGTGGTACTTACTTCTGGCAATTCTCATTCTTTGATGGTGCAGAAGAAGGTGTATATTTCAAACCTGATAGTGTAGAGACATTACCACCTAAGTATTCTCATCATAGACTTACTTGTTTTGAGTTTGCTGATGGTTTAAATACATTATCATCTCTTATTTCAAAAGGAACTGTTCCTAACGCAGATTACTCTGCTGTTCCTAATATACTTTCAAGAACAGACCTAGACATATATTATCAGAAGATATCTAAAGCGTTTGCTACAATTCCTGATACTTCTGGAGATCCAACAACTGATCAGATTCAGGCAAGGGTTGAGGAAAACAGAATTGTTGGTCCTATTTCTGATGAATATAGAGTCCTACAAATTACAAGAAACGGTCAAACTGCTACTGCTGTTACTGTTGATGAGTTTGACAACCCAAGAGATCATGGATTCTCTGTTGGTGTTAACATTAATATCTCTGGAGTTACAGGTTCAACTGGACCTCAATCAGAATTAGACTCTGGTATATACAATGGTTCATTCACTGTAACATCTGCATCAGGTAATGTCTTTACTTATCAGATGGCAAGTGAACCTTCAGGTAATGCCGTTGGTTCAAACGTAACAGTTAAGACAGAGATTGATACAGTTGACTCTGCATCACCTTATGCGTTCAACCTATCCCTACGTTCTGTATGGGGTATGAATGGTATGCATGCAGATGGACTTAAAGCAACTGGTTTCAAATCAATGGTTGTGGCACAGTTCACTGGACTGTCACTACAGAAAGACGATAGAGCATTTGTAAGATATAATCAATCAACTGGTAACTATGATGTAGCAACATCTGGAGATGGTGCTCACTTAGATGGTTATGCAGAATATAGAAAAGATTGGGGTCATAGGCACATTGTTGCATCTAATGACGCATTTATTCAGGCGGTCTCGGTGTTCGCTGTTGGATACTATGCCCATTTCTCTGCTATTGGTGGTGCTGACATGTCAATTACCAACAGTAACAGTAACTTTGGTAATACTGCATTAAGATCTGCTGGATTTAAACAAAAAGCATTCTCTAAAGATAAAGCAGGTGCATTAACTCATGTTATACCACCTAAAGCTTTAGGTGTTATTTCAACAACTGGTACTGGTGCTAATGGTGCAACTACAATAACACTTTCTAATGATGGTTCTGTTAATGGATTAGTTCAAGGAATGTTAGCTCATGGTGAGGGTATTGCTACTGGTGCAACTGTTGGAAGTTTCAATACTAATACTAGAGTAGTTACTCTAAGTGCTGCTAATACTGCTGCTGTTAGTGGTAATATTATCTTTGGTGAAGAAACTACTGCTAACTGGACAAACATTGATATTAGAAGAACTAAAACTATTAACTCTGCATTAGCAGGGCAAGGTGGTACTCCAGGAACTAGATTGTATCTCTATGGTTATACTGTAGAAGCATCTCCACCAACAACAAGAGTACAAGGTTATACAGTTGGTGCTAGACAAGATGGTACAGGAAATAGTGCTGTAGCAGATAAATTAAATTGTTTGTTGATTGCTAATGGTGCATCTGAACCTACTGTTCAATCAGCAAGTATTACACCTTATGGTCCTAGTGTATCAGGTAAAGCAGCAGGAACTGATGGTTCTCCATTACAATTTGATTCTGGAGTATATAATATTAATGGCGTTCCCGATCAAGTTGGTGGTTGGTACTTAGCAGTTGATTCAACAAGTAATGAAATATATACAACACTTTCAACTAATAACGTTTATAATACTGTTAACTTCACTCCTACTACTTTCCTCAAGAGAATCCCAGATCCAAGAGATTTACAAGATAGAACTTGGAGAGTCCGTTATGTAATTGATAAGAATAAGAGTAATCCATTACCAAGAGATCCTCTATCTGGTTATGTAATGCAACCATTGAATAGTGATACTACATCATATGCATTATCTAAGTGTTTTTATGTGTATGACATTGAAGTAGTACAACCATTTGTTCGAGGTGTTGATGATGGTATCTATTATCTAACATTATTATGTGCTTCTATTGCACCTTCAACTTCTAACTTTAATGATAGATTCTTCTCTCAAAATGTTAATGAGGTATATCCTACATTTGACAGAGATAATCCTCTTGCTGATCCTAATGCTGCTGTATCAGTTGCAGATAATCAGATTATTGGATTAGTTAATGCAACTGATGGTGCAACTCCAACTCCTAATTTAGATCCTAAGTTATCAATTACTAAGGAAGGTATCGAATACTTACTAACTGATACTGGATGGACACAACCAGGTAGTACACCTAACTATGATTCGGTTAACAAGAGACTATCTAATATTGAATTGGCTGCTCGTGCTGGTGATGAAGAAACCAGATCAATTATGATTCGACAGAATAATGATGGTACGGTAGCACCTATTAATGTAGAGTTTAGACGACACTCAATTCTAAGATCTGGTAACCATACGTTTGAATACCTTGGTTTTGGTCCAGGTAACTACAGTACAGCGTTCCCTCAGACTCAGGTTGAGACTCTTACGCAGAACCAAGTTAGGTTCTCTCAGTCTATTAAAGAAGAAGCGGGTGTTGCTTTCTACTCTGGTCTTAACTCAAATGGTGACCTATTCATTGGTAACCAAGTTATTAACCCAGTTACAGGTCAGATAACAAATGAAGATATTGCACAGTTGAATGTTATTGGTGAGGAAAATACTACCATTGAAACCTTCTCTGAGTTGGTTCTTACAGATAAAATAACTGTAATTGGTGGAGCATCTAACCAGTTAGAATCTATATTCGCTGGTCCTGTTACATTCCAAGGTCTAGTTACATCTACTAAGAACTTACAATCTAAGAAGTTATCTTACTTCAACCAAGATGGTACAGTTATTAAACAGACTCTACTAGCACCAGAAGCGGCAAATGGTATGCCCGACTTCTCTAATATTACTGACTATGACACACCTTCTGATGGTGACTTAGTTTATAATATTAACTGGACTCCTGGTAAATCACTTGGATGGATATATTATAATCAAGCATGGAAGGAATTTGGTTTAACAGATACAGGTCAAATTGAAATTCAAGATTTCAGTGGTGTTAAACATATTGGTATTGGTGAAACTCCTCAACAAGATTACAGAGTCAGATGTACTGGATCTGTAAGAATTGATGGTGACTTAGTTGTAACTGGTCGAGGTGGTGTTGCTGCTGATAAGTATATTACTAGATCTTATACTGGTGATGGCACGACCTTAACATTTGCTCTTACAACATATGCTGGTGGTATTAAACACATGGCAAGTTCTGTATTAGTAACTTTAAATGGTGTCGCTCAAATAGCAGGTACTAACTATAGTGTTGATGCCAATGGTGCTAACATAGTATTCAATGCTGGTGATGCACCATTAACAACAGATACTATTCATATTCTAGAATTACCTATCTAAATAATAACAGGATAAGGGGGAACTTATGGCAATTTCAAGAATTAGTGGAAATCAGATTTCCACTACAACAGAAGCAATTCTAACAACATTATCATTTATGAATACCAATAGTGTATTCAAACTACCTGTTGGTACTACAGCACAGAGACCTGTTGGTGTTACTGCTGGTACTCTAAGGTATAACAGTGAGATAGATAACGCAGAAATATATGTTAATGACATTGGTGATGGTACTGCTGGATGGGCACCCGTTGCTGGTGGTGGTCCTTCTATAGGTGAAGACAGTGTTATTAGATGTAATCCATCAACAATAGCAGAGAACTTAACAATAGGACCAGTAGCAAATAACGATGCTAAGTACACCAATGGTTTTACTTGTGGACCAATAACTATTAACTCTGGTTACACAGTAACTATTGAAAGTAATGCAGCATGGAGTGTTATCTAAATGCCAGGACGTCTTAATGTTGCTGATCTACAAGGTAAATCCCCCGATTTTAAAATAGAACTGCAAGATGATACTGTTTTAGAAATACATGGCGACTTAAGATTAAATAATCAATCTTATGCACCTTTTCCAGGTGGTCCTGATAATGAGAAACCAAACAATCCTACATATGGATCTTTATGGATGAATACGTGGACAGGTCAATTGGAGTATTGGAAAGGTGTAGGTAAAGGTGGATGGCAATATATAAATCCAGGTGGTGTTGGTGCTAATACCGAATCTGGTAGTGAGGAAGCACCACAACCAATTATTACATCTAATGCTGAATGGCAGACGATGGCAGTAGCAGGTGTTCCTCATCTTGTGCAAACAGCAACAGGTGGTCAGGAGATGGTTACTCCACAATCACAGGCAACTCAAAATGGTACTAAGATTGTTCTTCCTCTTGGATCTCTAGGAAGTATTAGTGGTACGAATTATCCTGGTGCTAGTGCTAACCAAACATACAATAGAACATTAAGTACAGCATTTGTGGAGACTTTTCAAAAATTTGGATATCTATTCTCTGGACAAAGATTAGCAATTACTGGTGTTACTGGTCAAAGTGAGTCATGTTGTGACCCATATAGATATGAAAGCATGTTTGGTGGTACTTATACAGGTCAATGGGCAGAGATTAGAGGTTCTGCTCAAAGTAATTCATCACATAATCCTTATGAAATAACACTGAATTCTTTCTCTAACAGTACCAGTGCTACTTCTAATTTAGTATTACGTTATCAAACTGATGGTAGTGTTAATGGTGGTCAAGGATTCTATACACACTCACCAGCAGGTTTCTTATATAATCCATAGAGTTATTAATTATTATGGGAAAATTTCAAGACAGGATTAAACATCGTTTAGAGATATGTAATGAATGTGAGCATTTTATAGATTTTCCAATTGTTCACAAATATCTTAAGAATACACATCAATGTGATCAATGTGGATGTTTAATGGAAGTAAAGGTTAGAATACCTGGAATGAAATGTCCACTTGGTAAGTGGTGACATAAATATAAAGGATACAGAATTAATATAAAATGACTGAAGCAGCAAGATTGACAGTTCAGAATCTATCAGGAATAGGTACGACACTTGGTCAAGTTAGTGTTAGTGCTGGTCATACTCTACAGATTGATGGTGTTGTAGATTTAACTAAGAATAGCGGTGCTTTTCAGTTACCAGTTGGTAATACTTCACAAAGACCTTCTAGTCCTAAAGCAGGTTATTTAAGATGGAATACAGATAATAATGCAGAAGGAAATGAGATAGGTGTAGAGTATTATGACGGTTATCAATGGTATGCTTATGGTGAATTCACTGAGAGATCTGGTACAACAAGTTCAGCAGCAACATCATATAGTGCTATTTTTGATGGTAGTGGAGATTACTTAGAGGTTCCTGGTCCTAGTGCTGGTTGGAACTTTGCATCACCACAAGATTGGACAATAGAATTATGGATGCAAGATGCTGGTAGTTCTGATAGTAATGCTACTCTATTAGAATTCTATCAACATAGTGGATCTGTTAGTAAACATAAACTTAGAAGAAACGGTAATAGTTATATTTTTGAAGAGAGTGGAACAGAACAGTTAAATCACTCTAATGGTTGGACCACTGATCTTTCTGATGGTTCTTGGCATTATATTGTAATTGACTCTAAGACTACTGGTGGTAATACTGTTTGGAAAATGCACCTTGATGGTGTAACAGTAGCAACAAAGAATTGGGGTGGTCTTCATCAAGCGGTTAAAGGAGATAAATTAAAAATTGGTGCTAATAAAACAGGTAGTGATGAATTTACGGGTTATATTTCCAATGTTCGTGTAACAAACGATTCGCTATATCCTAGTTCAAATACAAATCCAATATCAGCATTAACAACAACCAGTCAAGGTGCTACTATTGCAACAGTAGAATTGTTAATGTTAAGTCTTAATGCTATCAATCCTAATGTTGCTGCTGTAACAC